GAAGAAGGACTTAAAAGAAAATCCTGAAACGCAATCAGTTGAGGCTGACGATTTTGCTTTTCGCAATTTCATACCTGAATCAATTTCAGAAGAGAAAATTTACGCAGACATTCAGGCAAAGAAAATTCAGCTTATGCAAGAGCTTGATTTGCTTATTGAGAAAAAGCAAGTTGCTTCTGCGTTCGGAGAAATAAGCAAAAACGTCCAGTCAAATTTCGTTGATCTTGGACGGCGAATCTCTCCGCGTATAGCGTCAAAGCTCGGACTGCCTGGAACAGAGAAAACAATCGAAAAAGAAATAAATGAAGAAGTAAAAAAGGGGATCCAAAATCTAATTTCTTCGATCAAAGTTGCCATCGATAAATTATGAGCAGGACAAAAATATATAAAAGAATAGGATCTCTTGAGTGGTGGGGTAAAAGACCACTTGCAGGACATTTTGTTTCAAGAAGATCTAAAACAAATAAATTTTTTAAAAGATTGCTTCATAAGAAAGAGAGAAAAAATTTTAATATTATAAAAGAGGACTTGAAATATTGAGCATATCAATTCCTCAGAAATATCATAATGAAAATAAAGAATGGTTATCTGCGCTCATTTCTTCTTTGCCTGTTGAAAACGTCACTGAGACTGTGAGCGAATGGGCAGAGAGAAAACGAATACTCCCATCAGGCCTAACTGCACGCCCTGGTCCTTACAACTGGAACGAGACTCCGTATTTGAGAGAGATCGCAGATTGCTATTCTGTAAATAGCTCAGTCAATTATTTTGCATTCATGAAACCTACCCAGGTAGGTGCAACTGTCGGAATTATTGAAAACTCCATGGGCTATTTTATAGACCATGGAATCGGTCCTCAACTTTTCATATCTGGCGATCAGACAATGGCTGAAGATTCTATGTCAACGAAAGTTGATGACATGGTAAATTCTGCAGGACTCGGTGAAAAGATCATGCCTGTTGTGGCAAAGAAGAACGGAAAAGCCACCGGTGACCGAAAGGACATGAAGGCTTATGGCGGGACGTATCTAAAGGCCGTCGGACCGAATTCAGAATCAAAGCTCCGCGGATTTCCTGCGCCTATAAATCACCATGATGAGGTTGATGTATATCCTCAAGCTATTGTGAAGAATGGACAATCTACCGGAAACCCTCTTGAGAAAATTGATCGACGAGCTGACTCTTATGGGGTGATGAAGCGGATGTATTATGGATCCACTCCAAAGGAGGCTGCAACTTCACAAATAGAACCACTTTATGAGCAGGGAGACAAGAGGGAATACAGATTTAACTGTCCACATTGCGGACATGAACAGGCTATCAAGTGGAAGAATTTGCAGTGGGAAAAAGGAGAAAACGGCAAACTGAAACTTGAGTTCAAAGAAATTGATGGAGTGCAGATCCCAATCAATGATCCTGTGTGGCTTAATTGTGAAAGCGCAAAAGGATGCAAAATCAGATATTCAGATAAATATGACATGCTGATTGAGGTAGGCAGGGGAGGAACGGCAAAGTGGGTTCCGACAAAAAAGCCTGATCGCCCAAACATGAGAAGCTATCATCTGAATGCGTTGTATGGATTTCGGACATGGATTGATATTGTTCAGCAGTTCGAAAGGGTCAAAGACGATCCGCTTTTATTGCCTGACTTTGTGAATGACGTCCTTGGAGAGACGTGGAAAGACACAGCTCAGAAACCAGATGAGCATGTGCTTATGCAGTATTCTGAGGAGTGGCCGATTGGACATATATCTGATAAGGTCCTGATGCTGACTCTCGGCGTTGACGTGCAGAAAGATAGACTTGAAGCTATGCTTGTCGGATGGGGACGCAACCGCCAGGCGTGGGTCTGTAATTACTGGACATTGCCAGGGGACACTGCGCGGATAGAAGGCCAATGCTGGCAGGATTTGGATAAAATAATCTCATCGGAGTATATGAGAGAAGGCGGTGAGCTGATTAGAATCACGGTTACCGCAATTGACCAGCAGTTCTTGACTGATACTGTGATTGGATTTTGTGATCAGTTTCAATATCACAAAGGAACGGTGGACGGTGTTTACCCTGTGCTTGTCCGTGAGCAAATGCAAGGAACTGTTAAGAAGCAGGAAAGCAATATTGCCACACCTATCCTTGCAATGGCCGACCAGCCTTTGAAAAAGACGATTTATGATTTGCTCCGGAAACGTCCGCACGGTGACGGAACATATCCATTCTCTTACATCCATTTTTCACACGAATATGGAATCGATTTTTACAAGCAGCTTACATCAGAAGAGTTTGTGAGTGAAAAGGACAAGCATGGACGGACAAAGACTATTATTGCAAACACCAAACAGAGACGGAACGAGGTTTTAGATACGCTTAAATACAATTACGGTGCATTCATTTACGCCGTGAATGAGTTCTTTGATGCTGAAAACAAAAAAAGACGCGCCAATAAGAAACGTGAGATTGAGCAGGATCTTGATTACTTTTTTGATGTATTGGAAAGAATTGTCTGACATTTTTTTAACTTGACACATTTATATAACTGGAATTCATTTATTGAATGAAACGAATTTTATATTTGTTTCAATAGCTAAAAAGCGTATTCCTGCCCTTCCACTACGCCAACCCGATCATTATCACATGATCGGGAGTGGAGACAGCGATACAAATCGTAAAAGACAACAACATCGCGTCACGGTCCGCCTGCCCCCTGTTTCGATTGGACCCGAATAAGGGGGAGACCGTTCTTTGATACTTATCTAACACAATTCCTGACATTTTTTTAACTTGACATAAATATACTTAATATTTAAGTAGAACTGTGTCGTTTCCGGGGTTTGATCGTTCATCTCCTCGGTCGCCTGTGTTTTCCCCGGCGACGGCGCACTTTGAATATGCTTGATTCTCAAACAATCGCCGATATTTACACGCTTGCTGAAATTGAGGCAGAGATTGCAATAATCTTTGCTACTTACAATCAGGCAATAAAAAATAGAATGTATCAGCTTGATGATATGCATTCCCGCCAGAGAATCGAACAGCACGACATCGATAAAATTGCAGACCAGTTAAATGTCTGGCTTAGAGCAAAGGCAATAAAGACAGGCGTTTCAATGACAAAACTCATCACAATGACCTATACCGGGGGCCATAACTGATGAGGATTCCATTTTTTTCAGATATTATAGAAGCACGCAAGCAGTCGAATGAAATAGCAGCAAAAAGAATCGATCTTGAAAAAGAAATGCTCAATGCTCGTGAAAAGGCAATGAACGGAATTATGGCGCTGACAACAGTTCCTCGGTCGTTGTCTGATGAGCTTTATAACACGTCTCCAGGGTCGCAATACAAGATCGGATCATGGTCATTGCCGATTGAAAAAATGAGGCGCATGAGCCGGATCGCTTACTGGGACTCGTCTTTTGCAAGATCTATTATTGACAGATGGGTTCAGATTGTTGTCGGAAAAGGACTTGATCTCGAGAGCCAGCCAGCATGGAATATGATTCCAGGTTTTCAGCAGTCAACACAGGAGCAACGCCAGGCAATTATTGATCAGATCGAGACAAGATGGAATATCTGGAGCAAATCAAAAAAGGTCCATTATACACAGGAATTCAATCTTGATAAGCTAACAAGTCTTGCTTTCTTCTATTATTTATATGATGGTGAATTCTTTGCAATATTCCGTTACACAAACAACGGGCGCGGTCGAAACCCGCTTACAATAGAATTCATTGCTCCGGAAAATATTCAGGCAACAACATCCACAGCTTTGTCAGGAAATACTATTGTCGATGGTATTGAGTATGACCAGCGAGGACTTGCTGTTGCTTATCATGTGATGAATCCTGACAATGGAAATTCTGTAAGAATTCCAAAATTTGGAGCAAGGTCCGGACGGCAGTTCGTTTATCACAATTACAATAAGAAGAACGAGCGTCAACGGCGCGGAGTCCCGCTTCTTACAGGTGAAATTTCTGAAATAACACAACTTGCAGATTATCAAAACCTTGAGATTCAGGCAGCTAAAATCA